CGTCGCTTAACATTAAAGCGTAGCCGTACTTATGGCAGATAGGCTTTGCAGCTTCGATAATATCTTCTGCACTTCGGTACTTGTATTTAGCAAAAGCATTGAATTGGTTTTTAGGTGCTTTTAGTTCCTGTTGAATTTTAATTAGGCTCATTGTTATTTGGTTTCGGTGTCAATAGAATAATGTTCTAAAATTTCGATAATAGGTTCTTGTCTTTTCTTTAGGCTAAGAAAATACTCGTAGGCTTGTGAGTATTCCATATACATACTCATACCATCGTATTTGTTATCTACTAAAGTATAGTAGAAAATTGTGCCGTCTGGCTTAGTTTCTTTTACAAATTCAATCTTCATATAATTCGTTTTTTAAAAGTTCAAGTTCTGCATTGTGTTCTACCCAACGAGTAAACGTATAATCGTCATCTTCGTAATCGTAGTTTTTAGGCAATAGAGCAGGGTCATAAGGGTTTGTAGTACTCCTATCCCCGTCGATTAAGATGTTCCCGTATCGCTGATATTGGAACATTTGGTAGTTGGTTAAATGTATCATTTTGTGTTTTGTTTACACAAATATACAACAATTAACAATACAAAGTGCAAAACTATTAAAATATTTTCAAATTATTTTTGCAACATTGTTGCATTTGCATATCAAATTGTGCAGTTTATAGCACATTTTGTACATCAGAACGTACAAAGTCAGAAGTAAAATGTAGCCAAAAGTAGTAGTTTTACTACCTTTTTAATCTAAGAAGATTTTAAGGGTTTTTCCCCCGTCTTGAAAGGATAATTCTATTGATTTGAAGTCGCCAAGTTCTTGGTATAACGTTAATATCCTACCTATTGGTCGGTCATTGGTTGCGTGATTAATTACTTCTAATCTTTTAATTTTTGGTGGAGTTGGTTGTTCCAACATTTCATCTTTGTTCATAGGTTATTTGTTTTGGTTATTTATTGTTATAGTAACTTTTGGAAGTAAAGTTTATCGTGTCCCCCGTATGAATATTCGGGTAAGTAAAGCCTAAACCCACACGAGATTAGGTTATTAGCAGAAGGAAAGTTGTCTAAGGTAGTATAAGTAATAGCTATATGGCAGAAAGTAGAAGCTGCTTTTAGCCTTGTTTTAATCATTCGTCTTTGTATGCCCTGCCCTCTATAATCTTTATGTACCCACGCCCTGTTAAATATGCAAATGCCTTTAGAATAAATTGAGCCGCAATAAGCAACAATACGGCTCATATCGTCAAGCATAACCCACCATTCACGATTGAACTGGAACTCGTCAGCGCAACCCTTAAAGTTAGGATTGGTGTAATCTAATTCCCTTAGTTGTTCGTAGGTATCTCGGTCTAAGATGTTGCCGAAGCTAAATACTTTTTTTAGGCGCATTGGTTATTAATAATTTTTTTAAGTATAGTGCTAAATCTAAAGCTTCTTCGTAAGCGTGTTGCAACCATTCGTCTTGGCTTAAATCGGTTCTATCCATTGTAGTTCCGTATTCCTTTAACCCTCTTACTTCTCGTGCTTGTAAATCTTTTATTGTTTGGTCAAGTATGTTGCTCATTATTTGTCGGTTTTGCTATGTATCTTAAAACAAGTTTTGCACTTGTATAATATTTTCTTTACTCCTGTTGCAGTTGTACGCCTCATTTGTATTACTATCTCGTCGCTTCCACATTCAGGGCAAGAGCCTCTATCTTGTCCAAAGATAACGCCATAGTGTGTTTTAGGTTCGATGTGGTTTTTAAGTGCGTTAAATACTTGCTCTAATAATACAACATCTTTTTGGCAGTATTTAATCATTTTAGCCATAGCTACTTTGTCCTTATGCAGAACAATGTCCTTCCATAAACTATATTCGGTTTTAATCTTAGTGCCAATGCCTAAGTAATCAGCTATGTAATTAAGCTTGTTGCTATTAAATCTAAACTTACTTCTGGCTATTTTAAGCGTGTCAATAGTTGTATAAGAAGGAAACATATCTATCCCGTGAAATAAGCACCTGGTTCTTATCCACGGCAAATCAAATTTATCTCCGTTATGTCCTATAAGTTCCGAAGCAGTATTGGCTACCTCTACAAACTTTTGTAGCATCTTTTTGTCGTTTTGTTTGCTATCCCATTGTAAATAATGGACTTCCTTCTCATCTTCCCACTTGTAACATATACAAATGATTGCCCGTTCTTTAATAATGCTTTCGGTTGATATGTTTAATTTGTAACCTGCACTCCAAAAGAAACCGATGTTCGGACTTGATTCCAAATCGAAGTAGAGGCGTTTGCGTTTTGATTTTAGCATTATTTATTTTTTGCTGAATTTATCTATTGTGGTGTAACCCATAGCAAATAGCGTGAGATACAAAACGGCATCTACTAACTTATCGCTTGGGTTAATTTTTAAGATTATGTTTAAGAACAAGGATATAAAAAGACATAAGCTGCCAAGCAAAGCCACTACTCTTTTGTGGCTAATACTGTTGCTTTCGTCTGATAATAAATTTACTAATATAGTTCTAAAGTTGCTCATATAGTTTAGCTTCAGCCTCTCTCCGCCTCACTAATCCTTTAAGCACCACATTGTTGGCTCGTACCCATTTTTTAAATTCTGCCCTAATGCTTGGGTCTTTAGGGTTTGCGTTTACCTTCCTTAGTAAAGTGCTTCTCCTAAAATTCCCCATACCTACATTAAAAGCAAACGAAACAATCGCAGAAAAATTGTTTGCAGTTACATTTGATTTTACAAGCACATCTACACCTTTTGCAAAATCATCGACTATTGCGTTAAAGTAATCCTCTGCCTGTTGCTGCGTAATTACATCGCCCTCTTTTACTTTCGTTCCGTTAGGGTAAAAAGTCAAACCCCAAGATATTGTCCATAAACCAGCAGGGCATTTGTACGCCTTTAATTTGCAGCCTTCGAACTGCTTTATTAAATCTCTACCTGCTTTGTTTACTTCCATAATCTATTCCAATATGCTAAAATTAACACAATCGCTATTATTAGACCGATTAGAGCCTTCCAAAAGTTATTTGCAGTACTTACCTTGTTTTTATCTACAATAGAAATTTGAGCCGTTTCTGTGCGATTAAACGATATTGTGTCTTTTTTGATAAGGCTATTGTCGGTCTGCTTGTCTTTTGTCTGGTACACCCACTTAGTTACGATTTTGGGAACTACTATAATGCTATCCTTTGTTACACGGATAGTGTCGTAGATAGTAACTTCTTTTGTAAATACCTGCTCTTTTTCTATAATCTTGGTAACGCTATCGTAAAAAGTAAGATGCACGGAGTCAATCTTAGTTGTCCCCGTGCTATCATAACGCTTTTCAAACTTCTTAACAGAAGCGCAAGAAGTAAGTAATAAGGCTAAAAGTATTAATCTCATTTAAGCTTTTTGGTCATTTTGTAATAGTATCGAATAGCCATAAGACCTGAAACGATAGCCACCAAACTTGCAATCAATGTGAATAGCGGTTGAATATTTGTAATGCTAATTGTAGCACTAACTAAAGATACGATTGTTGATTGGTCTGCTTGGTGGTTATTTGCCATTATAGTTCTTCTTCTTCTTGTTTGTTAAATTCTACGCCAGTAACCCAATCTTGTAAAAAAGTAAAATCTTCCAAGCCTTGTGGATTGACTACGTTAATTATTTGAAAATCAAATTCTTTATCATTTAGCGCATCAATATCTTTGGTAAGTTTCTTGATACCTTCTTTTGAGAATTTGTAATTCCCTTTTTCATCAAGTAACAAGCAATCCTTATCGTCTGTCTGCGCATTATCTAAACGCAAGATTTCAACTTCGGCTTGGTAGTCCTCGTGATGTTGTTTAACCTTCTCGTAAATTTTTACAAGTTTCTTTTGTGTCTTAGTTTCTTGGCTACCGATAACTGCGTTAAGGTTGCTCACTAATTGGAGCAGTTGTTTGTTCTTCATAGTTTGTTTTTGTTTGTAAAGATAATTGTGGATTGCTAAACGGCAAAGGTAAATTTACGATTGGTGGGTTTTTAAGGTTCTCAATCTGTGTAGCTAAGTTTAAGTCCATAGCTTCTACGTTAAGACCTGCTTCTAACCACTCGCATACTTGCTCGTAAGTTAAATCTTCGTAAGCAGTAAAGTCAGTTTCCGAAGGTGTAGCACAAGCCATTGCTCCGTAAACTTCTGCGGTGTATTCTCCGTCTTTACCTTCGTATCTCCAATGTACTGTTTTAACTACATCGGTTAAACCATCTTCGCTCGGTGCGGTGTCTAATTGTCTAATAATCCATTTTGTTTGCATTTCTATTTAATTTTAAGGTAAACCGTTTAATGCCGGTATTGAATATGTTACTCCGTTTACTGATACTATTATGTAGCTATCTGTTGATATACCCCCTGAACGTGCATCTCCTAATTTCCAAGGTTGTGCAGTTCCGTTTGTTGGTGCGCCTGTTGTAATACTTCCAGTGCAGTTTATATTTCCAGCGTTTCCATTTAAAGAAATCACCTCTGTTCCACTGTTATTAAATAGTGATACACCTACCGCACTATTACTGTAATTTTCATATACTATAAATCTACTATTTGCATTAACCCCATTAAGACGGAAATCCCCACCTGCAATATTCAGTCTAGCGCTTGGCGATGTAGTACCTATACCCAAATTTCCGCCATTGGTTAGCGTCATTAAATCAGTTCCGCCAGTACCCGTAAAATTAATAGTAGCAGTTGATGCCTTGTAATAAATAGTTCTTGGACTTCCACTTGCGTTAGTTGCTAAAGTAATAATAGCATCACTCCCAGAACCTAAGCTTCCAACAGTTAAACCTGTTGTTGCCGTTACACTACTTGAGAATGTAGCTGCTCCTGATGCTGCTAATTTAAAAATAGGAGTTGTATAACCCGAACCGCCTTGTGTTGTACTTGGGGTTATTGTAAATTGTCCTTCCGCATATTCATCAACCGCAATTTGAAAGTTACGATTAACCCCAAAAGTTCTTGTTGTTTCAAAAACTGCTTTTGTTCCTGCGTCTGACCTTAATGTAAGTAGTGTTGAATTCCCACTAAACCTTCCTGTACCCGTTACATCTAACTTATATGTATCATTAGTATTTCCCAAAGATAAATTACCTGAAGCGTTTAACGTCATTGCTTGGGTAAAGGATATAGCGTTACCTGCCGTTCCTGAAGGGGCGTTAAACCATTGGTGTTGCCCTGCTGCTTGAACATAAAATGAAGCACCTTCACTATTTACATACTTCCAAGAAGTATCAAAAAATCCATTACTTAAAATATACGGGTATCTTCCTGTAAAAACAAAATCAGAATTTGGACCTTGAATTACTCTTAAAGCACTTCCCCACGCACTCGGTGTAACTCCTAATCCTAAATTGCCTGAAGCGTCAAGAGTTAATCTTGTAGCGGCAGCAGTTGCATCATAAAATCCAAAACTTCCTGCACTTGCTCCTGAACCATCTCCAATTCTCCATTGTCTACCACCTGAAGCGGTATTAATAAAAATTAAACCATCGACAAGAGAAGAAGAATAAGATAATGTTAATTTACCATTTGGACTTGCAGTTCCTATACCTACACTAGTTCCATTATCAAATATTTGACTATTCCCTATTGTACTTGCACCTGTAAACTTAGGTAGGTAGTTAGTAGTACCTGAGCCTTGAACATAACCCGTTAAAGAAGGTATGTCCGAAGTCATAGCAAACGTGCCATCTTTTCTTGGTACTAAATATTGGAAGCTATCTCCGTCTTGTAAAGCTGCTACACTTAACGCAT